CTTTGTTATTGTGGTTCCGTTATCTGTTTCCGTTTTGGGATTTCTGAGTCGGTTGACGCTTTCCAGCCAGCCGGGCAATAGAGTTGTCACCTCTGCTTGTCTTACCCGGTCCGCACACTTCACTATGGTCCCATGTACGTTGACACTTGCTGACTAAACTAAAGTGCCTGACATACCCATTTGAAGTGGTTGTTTACGTCTGGTTGCTGTCGATCGTTTGGATTTACGGTTAATTGCGATGCGGTCTATGTAAATCTTCAAGTTCCGAACATAGGGATGATAAATCATCGTCTATTGTTCGGGTTCGTCTTGTTAGTTGGGGCGCTGGGTATAGGGGGGCTTCTAATACAGTTTGTGTGGTCTTCTTAAGAACCATATGATTGTATAGCGCTTTCTGTTGCTCTGGAGAGAGAGCTAGTTCCTCTCCGTTGCTATTATGTTGCTGGGCAAAGTAATACTTGCCTTGGGGTGTCATTAGTGGTGTGATGCTCCAATTAATTGTGTTGCTAGTTTGGGCGTATATTGCCTTGGTTTCCGTTGCTGTCCAAGTATCGGCCACTCTCGTATCATAGAAGTCATCCTGAAATGCTCTTATGTACGTTTCACTAGAGGCGTTTGTAACGCCAACTAGGGCTAGTTGTGCATAGTAGGGCTTAATTTGTGGGGTTTGATAGTCACCTGTGTCAGAGGATACCACTGATAGGGTGACAGCATATAATGAATCTCCACTAGCTGTTGTGCCCCAGTACTTGTTGTTGTCCGATTGCCTATAATCGCATCCTTGTCTCCATTTAAATGGAGCCGTGGATTTTAGATCATCAGCGCAGGGACGCCAATCCATTTTAGTATTGTTGGAGAACAGAGTCAGTGAAGATTGTATTGCTGGGTTAAACGCTATCCGGGCACTATCACTGCCTGTCCCATTTATGACATACAATGGTATTTCATTGTATATGTGAACAGCAGCAAATATACCTGTTGGCGTTTTGCTTATTATGGAGGTTTGTTGGGGTTGCTTGGACTTTCTGAGATTGAGAGTGGTTCCTGTTGCGATTTGTGGGGTAAAGAAATCTATGGTGTAGTCGACCCATACCTCACCCACATTTGTTGCTGAGGTGGGAGTATTGGCCGTTGCAACATACAATTTACCAACGTCGTATGTCTTGATGTCACCTGTTACGGTGCCACTTCTGACATACCTCTGTGTACCAAATTTGTGAAGATTTGATATAGTGGAGGTGTTGGTACATTTGTCCCATACCGACGTAGATGATGCTGATTGGTATGAGCTGATTTGGATCTTAGTGGTTGGTGGCGAATCTGCCGCGTCATAATCTACTGCCAGGGTAACTTTGCCCACCGTCGTCGTAGGGCAGTATCCCTTATAATAGTATTTGAGGGTGGCAAATCGATATGATTCGTAATTGTTGGCGATGGTTGAGAGCCATGGAAACGAGCTAGCAAGGCCTGGATTGATTGGAAAAGGCGTTGCAGCAAAGTTGGCGTTGGGGGCTGTAATATCGGCGATATACTCTGAGTGGGTGATTCGAACGTGCCCTGCATTCTGTTGAATACGCGGAGCTCGATTAACTGTGGAGTAAGATTTTGAGACGGGAGCTGAGCGTACGTTGGTCTCTGGATTTTGTGTTCTAGGACGTTGTACACGGGGTCGTCGTCTGTTGGGTTGTCGAGGTTTGTTGGGTTGAGCATCTTGCTTAGTGTTTGGGGTTGGTTTTGGAGGCATTTTGTTTTGTAACTGGGATGTTACTAAAACCCACGATCAGCACCTCTTATTATGTGGAAGCGCTTGTATTTATTAATGAATTCAACGTTGCATTTGGCATTGATTTCTTGTTCTATGCTTAGTTGCTCGTTGATGGGGATATCAAACGCTAGCTCAAATGAACGTCTGGTCTCTATCGAAATGGGTGTAACTTTGAGTTCATCTGTGTTCATAAATTGTTTGACTCTATCGTAGGTTGTCGTGGGTTTTTGGTATTGCCCTAGTTCCATTAATTTAAGTGAAAATTGTTGCAGTACTGGTACGCCTGAGTTTAGGGATAATTCGCATAGTCCATTAGCAGTTAGGTAACGATTTAGGAATTGTTCGTTACGAACTTCGACAGATGTATATTGCGATCTACTCAATACTCTATCTGGTTTTCTCACCATTTTATATTGCCCATCCACATAAATTGGAGAGCATTGACAAAATTCTATGTGTTCTATAATGTCAGCTATCTTTTCTATTTTTGTTTGTTGTCCAAATTCTAGAAAGATATTAGCTAAGTTGTCAAGATTAGGTAAGTCTTTCCCATCAATAAATATGACACTGTCATCTCCATTGACAAGTACAGACCCTGTGGGGAATACAGCTTGTAGTATAGCATAATTGACTAGGGAGTTTTCAATGGAAGTTGTATACTCACCGCTCATTCTCGTAGCTGTTACCTTATATCTTAAGCCGCTTTGCGTAACTCCTTTATTGAAATTTTGTTGCTTTAGGAGTTCCGTAAGTAGGTGGTCGTTGTGTGACATTATTTTCCACATATTGTGAGCTTCGGACATTAGTTCTTGATTGAAGTGTCCGTCCCATCTTGAATGATCTAAGCAGATGGCTACTGGATCTTTATGTCTGGACATTAGGGTTACGATGGTGCTAGCCAAGCTTTCTGATGTGTGTCCACTTGCTAGTATTTCTCTTAATGTTTGTCCTGAGGCATTTATGGGTTCATCAATAGATTTTAAATTGGCGATCATTGGGCCAATGGAGGCCTTTAGAAGGTACAGGTATTCATATGTTCTATGTTGTATCATACGTCCCTGGGTTCCTTCCTCAATTTTGC